TGCATCTTGTCCCGGTTCTTTATCGAGGCATCTTTGATACGATTTTAATTGACGGCCTTCTCGCGACAATGAAAGAGCAAGGAAGCCGAGCGGTTCCGGGATGGATGAAACCTGAAGGAATTGTGGTTTTTCACACGGGTGCAAATTGCGGGTTTAAGAAAACGATTGAAAATGATGAGCTTCCTAAAAGTTTAGTGAAGCCTGACCCGCAAACGAAATGAGGGGATGATGGAACGGCCTGAGAAGTCAAACGAGCAGATTGCGCGAGGCTGCTTTGACGGAGAAGTTTTTATCACAAAAGAATACGAAAGAATCTTGGAAGCTTTGAACCAGAAAGACGCCGCTCTGGAGGTGAAGGCGGCTGAAGCCAAAGAACTTCATGAAGCCTATATGCGAATCCGTGAGCTTGTTGAAGCGTGGGACACGAAGCCTGGAGGAGTTGATCGGTTTGAGGTGACAGAGTCTAAAATTAAGGCCCTCAAGCAAGAAGTCGAAATCTGGAAAGCAAATTGCCAGGCAGAGACTCCGCTTGAAACTTCTCTGAAGAAGCGCATCGATGTCCTTGAAGCCATGGAGCGGCAGGTTATGGATTTAAGCCATCCGAATTTCAGGGAGCTTACTCAAGAGCGTGATACTGAAGTTAAGAGGGCCAGGATTGCGGAGAAGCGCGTGGAGGAGCTAGAAGCCGAGAATAATCACCTGAGTCATGCGAGGAAGGAATTGGATTATGCGTGGGAATTAGCAAATGATGCTTTGGCCCAAGAGCCGCCCTCTCAGGATCGGGTGGGAGGATGAAGCGCATAATTTCATATTCCGGCGGTCTTGGGAGTTTTATGACGGCCAAACTTGAATTTGGCGGGTGTGGATGTTTCGCTTAGAAGTGAAATCTTCCGCAAAGGAGAAAGAATGAAAGACCCGCTTGATGACATGAAGGGAACTTACTGCAAAGAGTGTGGACGGCTTTATTTTAAAGAGAAGCCCAAGCCATCCGAGGCCCCGGAGAAAGGCCCAGTCGAAACAATGATTGAAGTTACTGAAAAGTTTCAGAACTATGGCCGCTCCAGCCCGGAGAAATCGCTGGAGCCGGGGGTATGAGAATTTTAAACGAGATTGAGAGCAAATTGGAAATTGAAGCAGTTTCGGCAGAGATTCACAAATGCTACTGCCGAGTCTATGAGAAACGCTTTGGGAAGCCCTACTGGACAAATGGCGACTATTCAAAACTTGATGAAGAAACAAAGGACTATGACCGTGAAATGGCAAGATGGCATTTAGAGCAGATCAGTACAGAAAGGAATAAGAGATGAAGAGTCCGCAAGAAGTCGCGAAGGAATTGGTAAAAAAATGGGCTGGCCCTTACCTTCCTTCAGAATCAATGATTAAAGATTTGACCGAAGTATTACGTGCCGAACGCTCAGTCTTGGCGGAGAAGGAGAAAAATCGTTGCGAACATTGTGGGGCTAAATCTATTTCGTTTTCTTATATGGGAAAAGAATCTGCGTGTCCCGGTTGCGGTGCGCCAATCTGTTGTCCTCAGTGCTGTAAGATCAATAATTTAGAGACAAAGTTGGCGGAGAAGGACGAGCTTATTGAACGACTAAGGATTCAAGGCGGTTGGCATAGAGTTGATGAGCTGAAAACCCAACTCTCGGCCCAAGCTGCTGAGATAAAAGATTACCAATTTATTTTAAACTCCGATGTTCCTTATGGGGTGATGTTGGAAAACTGTAATGCTAAAATCAAAGCCCAAGCGCAGGTGATTGGGAGACTGATGGAAGGGTTTAAAATAATGTGGCACTTGCACGATGTCTACATGTTTAAGCATCACTCATATTGCGCTGATTATCTTAACCGGAAAGTTAGCGAACAAACCGACGAGTGTATCTGTTCTCAGCGGAAAGACTTTTTGAAAGCGAGACAGATATTTGAAGCCCTCCCCGCCGAGTCCGAAGGGGAAGAGAAGGAGAAGGCATGAAACTCGAAGACCAGGTTTGTTCATTGGAGCTGTCGAAGAAGCTGAAGGAATTGGGCGTGAAGCAGGAGAGCGTTTGGTATTGGTACGAGCCAAAAGGATTAACCGTAAATCCTTATTTAATTATACTCGATCATAACGAGCTTGAAGAATATCAAATAATTTCTGCCGCCTTCACCGTCGCGGAGCTTGGGGAAATAATCGGTTGCATTTATGATTGCGCTTGTTTCAGCCAAAGGCTTCTTGAGATTTGGAACTGTTCATTTGCAAGGGCTGATGCCGAAGGCGTTTTGAATATTGAGCATACTGAACGAGCAAGCACCGAAGCGGATTGCCGCGCTCTTATGCTCATTCACCTGATCGAGAAAGGAATGGTGAAGTTATGAGGGAGATTACGATTATGACTTTCAGAAAAAGTCCCGGTGAATTTATCCATGAAGTTTCGAGGCATGGAAAGACATTCATCATTACCAAGCAAGGCAAGGCGGTAGCGCGATTATGCCCGATGGATGATATGAACGTCATAAATTCAGACGGCGAAATCATTGGAGAAAAGCCCGTAACATTTAGGAACACCTCCCTCTTGGAGCCAAGGCAATGAAGATTAGCGGGTACATGCTTGTTAATAAAAAGTTTGAACCAAAATATCCATGGTTTGCTACAGTTCAGTTCTCGGAATTAATTGCTAAACAAGAAGTTCTTAGATCAGCAAACTGCATGATGATGCTTCCCTGCACGATTACTTATGAATTCCCACGCAAAAAGAGGGCAAGGCAGTGAAGGAGCCAAATGAAATAATCCACGATCTGAAACGATTTGAAAATATCTTTGTTCCCGGTTCTGATTTAAGCGAACTTGTGGAATATATCAGAGCTGAGAGAGCGGCGGTGAAGCAGGAGGAAATCGACATAATGCGAAGAGGTATGGAGATTCTAAAAGGTTTGGAGATGTCAATTAAGTGGGAAATCGCGCCGTCGATAATGGATTTAATTAAGAAAACAGTTCAAGAGTACGAGGCCCTAGAGCGGGTAAAGGAATGAAATTTCCATTAGCTTGCTATGCTGAATGTAATAAAGGCAATCATTGTTTTTGCCGGGAAATCGAACAATCACAAGGATTGTACGAATGTTTTACTGGCGGAGAAATTGTAACTGTTTGCTGTCGTTGTGGGAAGCGAAAGGAAGGGTGAGGCTATGAGCCCCTATGCCCTGATAGGTCTAGTTATTCTTGTTGCAATCCTTAGCTTTTTCCTCGGCTACAACTTCGATAAATGGTTTTTTGAAAATAAATGGAATTAACTAAAAAGGAGAATTGGAATGAACTTTGAAGAAATCATACCGAAACTAGCAGCGCTCATGTATTATCAATCCCCAAAAGAGGGCGAAGCAAAGAAAACATTATTCGAGAAGTTGAAATCTGAACAGTCGGCTCCATTTTTTGCTCTCGCGGAAAGCGTTTTGGAACAGGTTGATAAGCTGAATTTGAATTTGGTCCCGCGTGGTGATGCAGAGAAAGAAAAAGAAGCTGAGGCGCTACTGAAGCGGAGAATCGAATCTACTGTGGCAGATTTCTTTGCCGGTATTACGGTATGGAAAAAAGGAGCGATCCCGCAGGCAGAACTCACGGCGAGAATTTACCAGGTTTGGGCGACGCTGTGATAACGCTTGAAGAATTGGTAGAGATAATTGATGGGCATTGTTGTTTTGGATGCGATGGTTATCAGTGTCCGAATAGTGGGATTGGAAAAAAAACTGAAGAAATTGCCGCCGATATTTTTAAAATTTTACAGGAGAAGCCATGAACAACGGAACGCCGAATGCGCAAAATGAACTTGATCAAATATTGTCTGGATGCCTTGACAGCGCTGGGTATCTCGTCTTTGTTGCCAAGCTCACACCGAAGCGGGACAAAGACGGAAACGCCGTAATCGACTTTGAATACCGTCGGCATCACCTGAGTCTTGAGGATGCAAAGCAATCCGTGGCAGTCTTAAAAAAGTTCATCGACGACGAAATCGAGAGGTTGATTCAAACTGAAAGCGAGATGGTGGATTGAAAAATGTTTAGTGATCGGGAAGCGATTCAGATTTATTTGGAAGCGCATCAAAAGGCTCGGCAAGTTATTGAGCGGATAAAGCGATGGGATTCTGAAAAGACTTTAAAAGAAAACGCGATCGATCTTGGGGAGAATTACCAGAATGCGCTGAATCTCGCCAGGTTCCACAGGCTGCCCTATAAGTAAGAAAATTTTATTTATTATTTTTACAATAAGCGTTTCCCCGACGATAATCTAAGCAGAAACCCTTAAATCTCTGGACGGATAAAAGGAATCTTGAAAAGTTCTCCGTCCAGGAGTCTATGCAGCCCGTTTAAAGTCTAATAACTTTAAGCGGGCTTTTATTTTTACACCCAAAAGGAGATCCACAATGCCTAAAGAAACCAATGACATGGCAACACTTGAAAGTTCCTCGAAGTATGACGCCAAGAGCGCGCCCGTAACAAAAAACGGCGGAAATAAAGCTATTCACGTCGGGGTTGAAAGCGCCGGCGAGAAGTACCCAACCCCCAAAGGTGGGTCCTACAACGTTGGAAAAGGCATGAACGGCTGATGTGTATTGCCCCTGACGGCAAGAACGAGGGGAATCACGTTTTAATGACGCTTGAAGGCGAGGAAGTCTGCGCCCGCTGCGGAAAGGTTCTTTGTGGCAAGGCTGTCTAAAAAGGAAACGATCGAGCGGCAAAGCCTTTACGAATTGAGCTATGAATATCTGAGAACTAATTTTTCTAAGTTCAAAGACGGCACAAAGATACGCGTAGCAATTTCAATGCTTCAAATTTTCAATCGAGATGACTCAAAAACACGCCCAGAATTTCACACCCATTTCACGGTGATTCTTGATAGCAACGATGGAAACCAAAGAAGTCAAAGTTCAGCTGACCTCGAAGCAGTCGACAGCGTTTCGGCTTCTGACTGATCCTAACGACCTTTCATTGCTTTATGGTGGCGCGAAAGGCGGAGGAAAGGACTTTCTCTTTTGCGTTTGGGTGAAGTGTTGGGTTGAGCATTTGATTCAGTTCTTCGATTTAAAGCCTTCAAAGGACCCGATCGCGCTCGGGTTTGTCGGTCGTAAGCGGTCCGTTGACTTCCGGGATACGACGCTCGGGGAGTTCAAGAAGGTGATACCGGCTGATCATTACCGGCTGCATAACGATGAGCATGAGATCATTTTTCATGAGACAGCGAAGGTTTTTTGCGGAGGATTAGATGATCCGAAGAGGGTTGAGAAGTTTAATTCTGCGAATTTGGCGTTTCTTGCGGTTAATCAGGCAGAGGAAACGGAGAGGCAGGAAGTGAGCGTGCTCCGCGCTGCGCTCCGGCTCAAGATAAACGGCAAGCAGCCGCCTTATAAGGAGCTTTACACGGCTAACCCCGCGGATTGTTGGCTTAAAACAGACTTCATCGACAATCAGCTCTTGAATCATAAGTTCGTGCCGGCGCTTTACACGGACAACCCGCATTTGCCCTCGAATTACCAGGAGCGCCTTGAAACTGTTTTTAAGTACAACGAAGCCCTTCTCAAAGCTTACCGGGACGGTGACTGGTTCTCGCTTCAGGCGACGAACACACTCATTACAGACTTGATGTTGAACGCTTTGAAAGGGGTAAACCATTACGCTAAAGAAATACGCCGGATTGTTTCTTGTGATCCTTCTCTTGGCGGGGATGATTGCCCGATTCAGGACATCGAAAACGGGCGGGTGATGAACGAAAAGGTTTTGCATGAGCGGAACCCGATGACAATCGCCGGGGAAATGATCGTGTCGGCCAATCAATTCAAGACACCTTATTTTGACATTGATTATTCCGGCGGGCTCGGGGCGGCAATCGCCGCTAGGATCCGGGAAGTGAAACCAAATTCAAGGGTAAACGTCATCAATTCTTCAGAGACTGCAAGGGATGAAGAGGCTTTCTTCAACACTCGGGCCGAAATGTGGTGGTACACGATGCAGCAGATTCAGGATAAGAAAATTCCCTTCCCTGAAGACGAAGAATTGCGCCGTCAACTTACCGCTGTTCGCTTCAAGGTTGTCAATTCCAACGGTAGGATCCAGCTCGAGCCCAAAGAAGAGACAAAGAAGCGCCTTGGCAGGAGTCCTGACCAAGCTGACACCTTCGTTATGGGGCAATACGCTCTAAAAGACACTGAGCCGGTGAAGCACAAAGACGCCTGGGCGGATGATTCTAGACCTCTAGAGGTGTCACTCGGCGCTAAAAGCGCAATGGCGGCTTAAATGCAGGTCCCGATGATGCTGATTCGTATGCGTTGCCCTGAGTGTCAAACAGATGGCCGGTTTTTGGCCGAGATCACGTTACCACTTGCCGCGCTTCCAGAGGTTGCAAAACAGTTGATGATGTGCAGGTGCCGAATGGGAATTCCGCGAATTGATAAAAATACGTCACTCGATGAAAGCTTAATGTCAATAAACGGCGTGCCGCTCAGGACTTTAAAAGAGCAAGCCGTTGGGATGAACTAATGCCTGAAATGAAATCCGCCTCTTCCGACCCTCTGATGGAGCATGACGATCTTCGCCATGAAATCAAGACCCGCTTTGACTATGCCAAAAAGAATATGAAGGATTGGGAGGATATTGCAAAAGAGGATCTTGCTTTTGCATTGGGTGACCAATGGACTTCAGAAGACCTTCAAACGCTCAAGAATGAGAGCCGTCCGGCAATGACTTTCAACCGGATCAAGCCCCTCATCAATCTCATTTCAGGGTATCAGCGTGAGAACTCGTCCAGGATTAAGGTCAACCCTGAAGGAGGGGAAGACAAGATTTTTTCTGAGGTGATGGACCGGCTCTTGAAGCACATCGATAAAACCTCCCACATGGCCTACAAAATGGCGTATTGGTTCGATGATGGCCTTTATACCGGCAAGGGCTGGCTGGAAGCTGTGCTGACCCATGAAAGCGACCCTATCCGCGGGGAGCTTCGGTTCTTGCAGCGCTCACCCTATCAGATCCTCGTGGACCCCGATTTCAACGAGTACGACCTGAACGAATGGCCGCGGGCGCAATACCTGTTTAAGTGCGTCCGGTTCACGAAGGAAGTTTTAAAAGAGATTTACCCTAAGTTTTCAAAATTGATCGACGGATTTATGGCTGACTCCGATGACCAGGTTGAGAATGGCGGCGGGCTGTTGTACGAAGGCTCGGATGATGACTACGGGAATCGTCCGAATGTGACAACGATTGTAAAAAAGACGCAAGCTGACGATGAAAGTGGCCTCAAGAAAGACGAGAAATTTACGGTCAAGGAATACTGGCGCCCGAAGATGGTGGAGCGGTATTTTGTGATTGATACCGAATCCGGGGAGCCGAAGCGGTTTGACAAAAAAGACGAGGCTGAAGCTTTCAGTGGGACCCAAGGCGGGGCAAAGGTTGTGCCTCGGAAGGTCCCGGAAATATGGGTGGCAGCGTATGTCGGCGGGTTTGTAGTACAGGATGAGAAAAGCCCTTTTGAGCCGTTCTATTCCGGGCTTCCGTTCTTCCGGTTTCTGGCTGATTGGGTGCCATCAGCTGAGACTGAAGAACTGAAGGTTCAGGGTGTGGTCCGGAGCCTGAAAGACGCACAGCGAGAGAAGAACAAATCCAAGTCGCAAACACTTCACATTTTGAACACACAGGCAAACTCAGGATGGGTGGGTGATGAAGACGCGCTCACACCTGAAGGTTGGAAAAATCTTGAGAATATGGGGGCAAAACCCGGGATTACGATTAAAAAGAAGCGAGGTTCGGATCTTCGTGAAATCCTTCCGAAAGGCCCGAACATCGGGCATCTTCAGCGCGAAAAGGAAGCTGATGATGAATTTAAGCAGATTTCGGGCGTCAACCCTGACCTTATGGGTTTTCAGGAAAACACCTCTTCCGGTCGGGCCATCTCCCTGCGAATCAAGCAGGCAATCATGTCGCTTGTCCGGATTTTCCACAATTACCGTTACTCAAAAGAGATTGTCGGACAGTTTATCCTCGAAATGACGCCCAAGCTATTTGACGAGAAGAAGGTCTTGAAGGTTTTGGGTCCTCAATACATGCAAAAAGCGGTTGACCCGGAGCGGTATCCGCAAGGGCTTACGTCTGGGCATATCGCAGCATTTCTCCAGATGGTCGAAGACAATAAGTACGACGTGTTCGTGAGTGAGGCCGACCAGAACAAAACGATTCGGTATGAAATATTCCAGGATTTGACCGAGCTTGGGAAGGTGTTTGGACCTGCCATCCCGCTTGATTTGATTATTGACTACATGGACCTTCCGAATTCTGAGGAAGTAAAACAGAAAATAGCACAAAACCAAGCGCAGATGATGGCCGCTGCGCAAGCCACAGGCAAAGCCTGAGAGGATTTATATGACAACAGCCGCGAAAGAAAAAGCTGAAAAGAAAGAACCGAAGGAAAAACCGGAACAAAAAGAAAAGGCCGAAAAGCCTTCTGTCCGCGACATGAGCAAGGTTGAACAGGAAGAAATGATGAAGGATATGCCTGCTCCTGACGGTTATAAAGGCGGTCCTGTTTTGGTTGAAGACGAAAAAACAGATGAGCCGGTGAAGATCGAGAAGCCTGAAGAAAAGAAGGAAGAAAAGACGGCTGAGCCAGCGGCGAAAGAAGATTTCTTTGAAAAGCTTGAACGTGAAATGGAGAAGCCGGAAGGTAAAGAGAATCTTACCGACTTCACTCCTCGGGAAAAGGCTTACTTTCACCGGATGCGCCGGGACCGGAAACTTAGACAGCAGGCTGAGTCTGAGCGTGATCAGGTTATTTTCCGAGAAACAAAAGCTAAGCAAGAGAAGGCCGCAGAGCCTGTTAAAGACCCTCTTGACGGCAGAGAAGACGATGATTTCCTGACGGTTAAAGAAGCACGCGAAATCTTAAAGAAAAAAGAGGCCATCAAAAACGCTGATGACACTTCGACGCTTAGGAGCCAGGGAACGAATGTCAAATATCTCCAGCTTTGCGAAAAGGAAGCCCGCGAGACTCATGCTGATTTTGACACGGTGATTGAACTTGCTGACGAACTTATAACGGATGACAGCCGTGCTCTTTCAGAAATTGGGGAGCGTGTAAAGTTGGGAGAAAATCCTGCAATCGTGATGTACGAAATGATCAAGAAACACAGAGATTTCGAAATCCTTCTACCGGCCGCTGAAGTAAGAGTGAAAGCGCGCACCGGAAAAGATAAACCGGAGGCAAAAGCCCCCGTTGAAGTTGAGAAAACGCCTGAACAAAAGGCGAAGGAAGACCAAGCCAAGCAAGCCGAAAAGGCCCTTGAAGAAAACGCAAACCTCTCAAAAACGACAGCTCATGTCTCAAGCCGGGAAGGTAAGCCGGCAGAAGAACTCTCGATGGAGGAGATAACTTCCATGTCAGATATTGAGTTCTCGAAACTCCCCCGGAATGTCCGGAATAAATACTTAAAACTTTACGGCGCATAAACAAATTTAAAACCCCGAACTGATCATTCGGGGATAACCAGCAGAAGAAGTCCTTAGCTAAGGCGAGTGTTTCACGTGAAAACGTGGGACCTCGCCTTTTTTGTTGGAAAAAAAGATCAAACAGGAGAAACACAATGGCAGCTTCAGCGAGTAATTCAGCCCTTCGGCCAGAACTCTGGCGCAAGGCGCTTTTTGCGGATGTCCGGGACAATCTTTATATGACCCGTTTCATCGGTAGTCCGGAACAAAGCATGATTCAGGAACTTGAAGACCTGAAGAAAGAAAAGGGGACGAGTATTTCGTTCGGGCTCGGAATGAAGCTTACTGCGGCCGGAACTACCGGAGATTCGGCTTTGGAAGGTTCAGAAGAAACAATGACTGATTACGATGAAGATGTCGCGATCAATCAGCTACGTCACGGCGTTCTTTTGACCGGGAAGTTTGACGAAAAGCGCAATGTTTATGACATGCGTATGTCGGCAAAAAACAGGCTCACAGACTGGTGGGCTGAACGTATCGACCAGGAGCTCTTGGATAAGCTTTGCGGGAAAACAACCGCCACGTTCGCCAACACGCCTACGGCGGCCGCGACTTCGCGTGCCATTTACGCCGGCGGTGCGGCATCCATTGGTGCAATCACCACGGCCATGAAAATGGATACCAAGGTCCTTGATCTTGCCAAGCAGACTGCGATTCTCGCAAGCCCGAAGGTCAAGCCTGTCCGTGTGAACGGGAAACCGTATTACGTGGCTATTCTCCACCCGTATGACGCGACGAATCTGCGTCAAGACCCTGTTTGGGCGCAAGCTCAGAGGGACGCCAATGTCCGTGGGGAAGATAACCCGATTTTTACTGGAGCCCTTGGTATTTGGAATGGAATCGTTGTCCATGAACACGAATATGTTTACCGGACCAATGACGGATCTGGTTCCGCTCAGGTCGCAAGAAATGTGCTTTGCGGCCAGCAAGCTGGAGTCATTGCCTGGGGTGCTACGGTTGCGTGGGTCGAGAAGTCTTTCGACTACGGCAATCAATGGGGTATCTCAGTCGGAGCTATCTTCGGCTGCATTAAACCCATGTTCAATGCTGTTGACTACGGCGTGATCACAATGAATTGCGCGTCAGACGTAGCCACCACTTCTTAATCGCCTGATAACCAATGAGGAGGGGGCGGGGGAACCAACCCCCGCCTTCCTCTTAATTATTAGGGGGATCAAATGGGTTACGATGATTTAAAAAAAAGAGGTGCCTGGTTTGGCGGTATTTTCAAGCTCCTTGAGGAATGCATTGAGAATTGGAACGCATTTCTCTTGAAACTTGACGTTGATACAGCAGACACCACTTGGCATAACGATTATGACGTTCCAACGCCTTCTATCGGGAACGAATCCCGCCGGGCTTTATCTGGACGCGCCCTGCCGACCGGCGATCTTGTAACAATCTGCAAAAATCTCAGGACGAATTTCAACGATGCGTTGGATGCGATCAATGATGATGATGGTGTAGCAGGAACAACGATCTTTACGACAGAGAAGTTTGCGGCGACGGCGAATCTTATGGATGTCGCCAATGCCCGTGCGAAAACGCATGGGTATTATCTGGATGCCATCGTGGATTTTCTGGATCAATTCGTGGACAAATTCAATAATGTCCTCGATGCTTGCGACGCTGACGGAACTCTGACTGATACCGATTATTTTTCGCTTTACGGGATCACGGACGTTGTAGAGGCTTCAA